AAGAAACTTTAATCAATTTGCTACTGAAGATATAAGTTATGGAACTACATTTAACACAGTCCAACAGGTTGTAGATTTCCTACTAGGATACGAGCATTATCTAAAATCACAAGGTTTTGTTTTTGAAAACTATAGCACAGATAATCAAGCAATGCAAGACTTTACAACTGCTGCTAAAGAATTTATGTTCTGGACACGTAATGAATGGGCAGTTGGATCGTTACTTACAGTAAGTCCGGGCGCAGAAAGACTTAAAGTTACTGTACCAATTGGGGTAGTTGATAATATACTTGATAGTTTTTATGACTATAATGTATTGACTGATAATGGCGAACCAATGGAAATTCAAAACTTTGATGTCAACAGAGAATTCCAAACATTCACATTTACAATAAATGAAACTACTAGAGGACTTTTTTATCTAAAATTAAACTATGTCCTTAAAGAACATGTTGCTATTTTTAATGATAGAACAGTTTTCAATGATGTAATTTTTGATAAGCCAACTGGATACAGACAAGAAAGAATTAAAGTACAAGGGTTTAGAACTGTAGACTGGGACGGTGATTATACTTCTCCAGGGTTTTTGTTTGACAATGTAAACATTGCATCTTGGCAGCCATTTACTGATTATAAACTTGGCGACATTATAAATTACCAAGGTGTTAATTACACTAGTAAACGTAACCATACAAGCGATGAAGAATTTAATGCTATTAATTGGACAGTACTTGACTCAACACCTGAGAAAAAATTAGTTCCTAACTTTGATTTCAAAATAAATCAAATGGAAGATTATTTTGATGTTGATACTGAAGGATTGTCAGAAAGCCAAAGAGAGTTAGCAAGACATACAATTGGCTATCAAACAAGAGATTATTTACAAAACCTATCTGAAGATAGTGTAACACAGTTTAGATTATATCAAGGCTTTATTAGAGAAAAAGGAACTAACAACGCTTTCACTAAGATATTTAATAAACTTGGTAGAACTGATAGCGAAGGCGTAAATTTAAAAGAAGAATGGGCATTCAAAGTTGGACAGCTCGGCGGCACTGATCAAACTAAAGTAGTAGAAATAAAATTAGACACAGATAATTTTGTTCTTAATCCGCAGCCACTATTAGTTACTGATACTAAAAATGTTGCTGAACTTGATAGATATTATAGAATTAATCAAAGCGATTTTTATTTTGCACCAATACCTTTTGCAACTAAAATTAATCCTACTACTGTTGAAAAACAATATCTTAGAACGGCAGGGTATGTTAAGGTTGATCAAACAAAATATGTTGTACAGACCAGAGATGATATAGTAAACATAGATATGTCAGGCGTACTTAACAACGATCATATATGGGTAACTTTTGATGATCATGATTGGACGGTATTGCGTGTTAACTTTGCAAATGAATTGCCTATCTCAAACATCACTACAGATAAAAATAAAGTAACTGTCACTTTTACAAAAAGACATAATTTGAATGCAGATGACTTTATTGGATTTAAAACGTTTGGCGATATTGACGGCTTTCACAAAATTACTGAAGTAACTAATTTTACTATAAGTTTTGAAACTACAACACCACCAGCAGATATAGACTTTGAACCTAGCACATTAACATATCCTATATTGTTAACAAATGCTAGATTTGCAAGTTATGATACTTTAGATTTAGAACAAACAGCATTATTAGATAGAACATCTAAATTGTATATAGACAATAACGGAAGCAATAAGTGGGAAGTTGTTGAAAAGAGAAAACAATTTAGTTCTAAAAAGATTACTGCATATGGAAGTACAGATCCTAAGCATACTGGTAAGAAAGTATTATACTTAGAATCATTGAATCAAACTATAGCATCAATGCCAGGCTCAGGTATTACTGTTGTTTATGTTGAAACTTCAGATGGGTTAGCAGTTAAACAATTATTGCAACTATCAACAGGATTTACTACAGCAGTCACAAATACATATGGAGAAGAACTTGCAACGACACCAGACAACAAATGGTTAATTGTTGGTTCACCTAATGCATCAGGAGTACCATCAAATTATCAAGGTATGTTTAGCACATATAAAAATTATTCTGCTAATGATATTGTATTGTATGAAGGACAATTGTGGAAAGCAAAAAATACTATTATAGGCGATGGCAGCAGTATTAATGTTTATACAGAAGACTGGGAACAAACATTCAACATCAATGCTTTAGAAAGCGGATCTAATGAAGGTTATGGCAACCAAGGTATGATTTCGCTGTATAGTTATAGTGCTCAACAATGGAATTATGTAGAAAGTTTTGTAAGCCCAAGAGCAGACGGTGACAAATTTTTTGGTAGTAAAATTACTGTAGCACAAACAGCCACAGGGTATACAATGGCGGTAAGTGCTCCTGGATTGAATGATACAAAGGGTAGAGTTTATCTTTACAATTATACAACAGCAGGCGGTTGGGAACTAATTCAGAACAAAGATTACAGAGGCATATATCAGCCAGGTGGAACACTTACAGCAACAGAAATACTTGCAGGCCGTACATACACAATTGAAACATTAGGAACTACAGACTTCCAGTCACTAGGAGCATTAACTAATACTCCAGGATTAGAGTTTGTATCAACAGGTAGAGGTGATGGCACAGGAACTGTTTCTGTAGAAAGTTACTATCCTAAAGGATCGATTGTATTCTACAATGGTAACTTATGGAAAGCACTTGAAGATAATCAAGGCGATGGTAGCACTATATCTATTGAAAGCAATGATTGGATCAAACTAGATTCAGTAAACACAAATGTATCTCTTCCAAGTAGCGTTAGTATAGAAGATGACGGGTCCACACTAGCATCAGGAATATTATCTGCGGATCAACTTGCAGAGTTGATTAAGGAAGGTGATAAGTTTGGTAGTTCCCTTGCATTTAATAATGACGGTACGACTTTAATAATAGGTGCAGTAGAAGCAGACGGACAATACTTTCAAAACTATAAAGGTAACTGGCAACCTAATTATGAATACATGGAAAATGATGTTGTAAAATATCAAGGCGGTTATCACAAATTAGAAAACCTTGGCGCCACAGCAGTGGGTCCAGACAGCACTATTAGAAGTTACAATCAGGCACCTGATGATGGTTATCCGTGGGTGAACGTTGGAGATAGTTCTACTGAATCAGTAGGTAAAGTTTTTGTTTATACTAAAAATAGTGTAGGCTTTTATAGTTTACAACAAACTATAACTGCTGAAAGTCTTGCAGAAATAAGTGATTTACCTGCAGAAGAAATTATTAGCACAGGTGATATGTTTGGTTACGCTGTTGACATGGATATGTCAGGTACAACACTTGTTATTACAAGTCCTAAAGCAGATAAAAACTTTCAAAATCAAGGAAGTGCATATATCTTTAAATACGAATCAGATTCTTCAGCATCACGTTATAGATTAAAACAAAAAATAGAAAGTTACGGAATATATCCAAACGAATATTTTGGGCAATCAGTTTGTATGACGTCTAATGCTGCTCAAGTAGTAATTGGCGCAAATAATACCGGTTACAATTTGCCTATAAGATTTGATACAAGTTCAACAACATTTGATGAATTAAACACATCATTTACAACATACGGTGGATACAGTGGTGCTGTTTATGTGTTTAAATTAAAAGGTACAAGATATTTACTAACAGAAAAATTAGAAGATGATTTAAGCACTAACGAGTCATTTGGTTATAGTGTATCTTGTTCTAATAATATTATTGCTGTAGGTTCACCAAAATATATTGCTCCGGTAGTACATGGACCAACGTTAGATTTTACAGGCCCAGAAGCCGGTATGGTTAGATTATTTAGAAAAGACCCTAATGTTAACAGTCTTGAAATTATAGGATCAGAACCAGATAAAATTGATTTATCAAGAATTAAAAGAATTAGTCTTTACAAAGATAATGGCGACACAAAAATACAAGATCTAGAAGTAGTAGATCCTGCTAAATTAAAAGTTCTTGCAGCAGCAGAAAAAGAACTTACATATAAAACATTGTATGATCCAGCAACATACAATATAGGAACCGAAGATGTTGTTGTAGACGATACAATTGCATGGTTTGGTAAAAATGTTGGAAAACTATGGTGGAATGTTAGCACTGCAAAATGGTTAGATTACGAGCAAGCAGATATTGCATATAGATCTGCAAATTGGGGAGCGCAGGTACAAGGATCTAGTATTGATGTTTACGAATGGGTTGAATCTAAACTTTTACCATCTGAATGGTCTGTACTTGCAGATACAAATGAAGGATTACAGTTAGGTGTATCAGGACAGCCTTTATATGCTGACGATACTGTTTATAGTGTAAAAGAATTTTTAAATGTAAACACAGGATTAGTAACTGAAACAAAATATTACTTCTGGGTGAAAAACAAAGTTACAGTTCCAGAAAATATATTAGGCAGACAGATTAGTGCTGGAGAAGTAGCATCATTAATTAATAATCCGTCAACATTAGGTAATACATATATTGCACTTGCAGATGCAGATAAAATCTTCTTCTACAATTACAAAAATATAGTTTCAGATAATATTTCCATATTAAATCTCGAATATTATAATACAGGCAGCAATAATAATGTAGCACACAAAGAATTTTTATTACTTACTGAAGGCGATGAAAATAGTGTTCCTAATAGTAAACTTGAAAAGAAATGGATTGACAGTTTAGTTGGTTACGACATACAAGGAAATAGAGTTCCTGATACCAACTTGCCAGCCAAACAAAAATATGGTTTAAGTTTCCGTCCAAGACAAAGTATGTTTGTAAATAGAAAACAAATATTAAAACAAACAGTTGAAAGTGTAAATGCAATATTAGTTAAAGAAGCATTTGCAAACACAATAGATTTTACTAATTTAAATCTTGTTGATCCACAACCTGCAGAAGTTTTATATCTATATGATGTAAAAGTTGACAGTATTGTAGATCTAGAAAATGTAGGTACTGTTAGAGTAAAACAGGCTAAACTATCTGCTAATATTGTAGACAACGAAATAACTTCTATTAACATTGTTGATCCTGGGTTTGGTTACAAGCCACAACAATTATTTTCAACTGAAGCACCTGGAGTATATCCTGGACCAGCAGTTGTATTACAAGGTGACGGAGTTGGTGCCGAAGTAGTAACACACATTGACAATCAAGGTAGAATTGTACAAGCAGTCGTTGTTAACAGCGGAAAAAATTATACCTATGTGAATCCTGTTGTAAGACAGTTTAGTGTACTTGTTGTTAGCGATTCTACAGCAGCAAATTATTGGTCAATATATGCATGGGATGATATTAGGAAAACATTTTACAGAAGTGCATCTCAAGCCTTTGATACGAAAAAATATTGGACTTACATTGATTGGTGGAAAACAGGCTACAGCGAAACAACTAGAGTTACTAAAGAAATATTAGATACTTCTGAAGAGCCATCAATCCAAGTAGCCGTTGGTGATTTAATAAGAATTAAAGAATACGGCTCAGGCAGTTGGGCTGTATTTAAGAAAGAGACAGACACTAGTGATTTACCTTTAGGTAATTATACATTAGTTGGTAGAAGACAAGGTACAATTAAATTATCAGAAAATTTATATAATTTACAAGTCTCCGGTATTGGATATGATAATACAGTTAACTTTGATACAGGATTGTATGATTTAGAACCTACTGTAGAATTAAGAAATGTATTCACAGCAATTAAAGATAATATATTTATAGGTGATAATAAAGTTGAATGGAATAAAACTTTCTTCAACAGTATAAGATATGTGTTACATGAACAAGTTTATGTAGATTGGCTATTCAAAACTAGTTTCTTAAAAGCAACTCATAACGTCGGAAACTTGAAAGTCGTTCCTAATTACAGTAACGATAATCTTGAAAGTTTCCAGAAATATATTGAAGAAGTAAAACCTTACAGAACAACGATTAGAGAATACGTAAGTAAATATAATCAACTCGAAGGTAACGGAGTAGCAGCAAATGACTTTGACTTACCAGCAGTATATTCTAGTAATGATGGAAAGATTGTTACAGTAAATGAAAATAGTCAACTAGTTACACAAGAGCCGTGGAAAACATGGTTTGACAATAAAGGTTACAGTATAACAGATATTGTTATTGCTAACGGTGGAAGTGGATATACAAGTCCACCGAATGTTGTAATTGAAGGCAATGGCACAGGAGCATCTGCACAAGCATTTGTTTCAAGCGGAAAAGTTACAGGTGTTCGTATACTTAATAAAGGTAAAGGTTATACATCAACACCTACAGTTAACTTAGTTGGCGGCAACGGAGCATCAACTTACGATGCTGTAGCAGTTGCATATCTAGGTGAAGGCACAACTAGAAGTTTTGAATTAAAAGTAAAATTTGATAGAATTGCAAAAGAAGGGTTATTTACAACATTTACTGATAGCCAAACATTTACTGCAACAGGTTCAACATCTGTTTTTGATTTAAAATATGCACCTACAATTGATAAAACTAAAATTAGTATTACAAAAAATAATCAAACAGTTTTAGGAAGTGATTATACAGTATCAGTCTTTACCAAGAAAGTAGACGGATATAGTTTTATACATGGTAGAATAATATTAAATGTTGCACCACAAATAGGTGATGTAATCAAAATTAATTATTCTAAAAATGATGAATTACTTGATAGCGTTAATAGAATAAACAAATACTACAATCCAACTGACGGTATGAAAGGTAAAGAATTAAATCAGTTAATGACTGGTATAGATTATGGTGGAGTTCAAATTCAAGGAACAACATTTGATGTCACAGGCGGGTGGGACGCATTGCCTTGGTTTAGTGATAGTTGGGATAGTGTTGAAAGTAGTGCAGACTACTATGTTGTTGCTGATGGTAGCACCAATGAAATAACACTACCTTATATTCCTGCTGATGGAAAAGAAATAAACATTTACCTAAAACGTGCAGGCGAAGGTTCTTTACCAACTATTGATAATTTACAGTATGGTGAATCAGTAAAAAATCCTCCTGTAATTAGAATAGATGATCCAAACTTTGGTGTTGATGATGATTCATCCTCAATGACAAATAAAAATGCTGTAATGCCAACATTTATAGGTGACGGCTCTACAACTACAATTGAAATAGGAGCCTATGTTACAACCAATGACGGAGACATATTAATTTTCCGTCCTATTGATAGCGATGGTGCAGTAACAATTACAGATCCTAATATTGTAGATACCAATTTAACTGGCGGATCTCTTTCTGCAATAGACGGCGCATATGCAACAGCAACAGGATTAACAGTTGAAGAAATAAAAATTACAGGTGGTCAGTACATAGGTCCAGATCAAGTACCTTCTCCAGAAGAGAATATACCAGGTCAGGTACTTGACAATTTAAGTATTAAAGTATTCCAAACAACTAACAACGGTGCAGCACCTCTTGAATCAAATATTTTTACAGGTGACGGTAGTACTACAATATATGAAATAGGACAAGATATAATTGAAGATACTTCGTTGTTGGTTTATGTAGATGGAATTAAGCAAGTATTAAACACGGATTATACTGCTACAAATACAACTGTAGAATTTACTACACCTGTGGCTGACAAAAAAATTGAAATTATATCTATCGGAATAGGTGGTGTAGGATTATTAGATTACCAAGAGTTTACAGCAGATGGAGCAACAGGATTATATCTTACAGACGCACCATATAGTTTAACAAGTAACATATTTGTTACTGTTGACGGTGTTGCAAAAGACGCTGTGTTTAGTGATAGCACAGACACTGTTGATACTGTTGGCAGAAGCCTAGTAGAGTTTGGGCAAATTCCTGCAAAAAATAGTATTATTAAAATAGTTGCTTTCCAGGCTAGCGAAAATATTGATAGTGGACAACTAGGATTAGTAAGAGTAAACAGACAAACAACAACACTTACTTCTGATAAAACAGTTGACCTAGATAATTTTGTACAATTAACTAGAGAAAGTTCAGTATCATCTATGGTAGTTGAAATCAATAATATTAAACTTAAAGGACCAGACACAGTTTATTCAGTTTATGATGGAGTTACAAATTCATTTACTCTTGGACAAGATCCTATAGAAGCATCTGGTGCAATACTTTCTGCAAATATCAAAGTATACATTAACAGTGAACTTAAAACTTTTATTCAAGATTATGTTTATGATGGTACATCAAAACTTTTAACAATTAATACTGATTCTTTAAATGCAGGCGACGTAATAAAAATTGAAAATGATTTACGTGCTGAATTTTCTATTAGTGCAAACAGAATTGTAATTGATGATTCGGTATCTTACAACCCTGGAGATATACTAGAAGTTACATGGTTTAGCGAATATCCAAGTATGGAAATTTACAGTGATAGAAATACAGGTGGTAAGGTTAATTACGAACTTCCGTATGCTCCACTAGGAATTTCTTATGTTTGGGTTTACAAAAACGGAGTCAGACTTGTTAGAGATACAGATTATACTATCTCATTACCAAGAGGCGTTGTGTATTTAGAAGTTGATTCAGATGAAAATGATACAATTACTATTACAACATTTGGTGCAGATATTTACAAACTACCTAGCTCATACGAAATAAGCAAAGACATGCTAAATGTTTACAGATACAATAGATATGCAACAGATAGCAAAATTACTTTAACTTCAGATTTAAATTATTATGATGATAAGATAGAACTTACTGATGGTAGTAATTTATATAATCCTGTGAGAAATAGAAATATTGCAGGTGTTATTGAGATACGTGGAGAAAGAATAGAATACCTTAACAAAACTGGCAATACAATCAGTCAATTGCGTAGAGGTGTAAATGGCACAGCAATTAAAGAACTGCACGCCGCAGGTTCTAGTGTTGCTGATATTGGACCAAATGAAGTTATTCCTTATACAGACAGTCAAGAAAGAACTGATTTTGTAAGTGATGGAAGTTCAAGTCTAATAGGACCGTTAGAGTTTGTACCAACTAAGAGTGCTGTAGGTACATGGACTGCTACAACAATTCCTACAGATTACGGTAGATGTGATACAGTAGAAGTGTTTGTTGGCGGAACTAGACTGCGTAAAACACCGTTAACTGTATATGATGAATCTCTTGGACCAGTAAGCCCAGGCGCAGATAAAGAATTAGAAGCAGAATTTGCTGCAGACGGTGTTAATCCTTATATAAGGTTAACAACAGCACCAGCAGCAGGAACACGTATAACTGTAATAAAAAGGACAGGAAACACATGGTATGACAAAGGTTTAACTACTGCAAGTAACGGAGTTACACTATTAGATAATAATACAGCAATTAGTAAGTTCATTGCTGCGAAGACAACCAGTTTACCTGAATAAATACACTATGAAACACGAAGAGAAAAATATGCCAGATAATCAAAAACAAGTACAAGAAGACAAAAAACCAGCGGTAAATGAAACCGGTGGGTTTCACTTTGAAGGACATATTAAGATATTTGATCCTGAATCAGGAGAAGTTTTCCAGGATAAAAGGAATGCAATCCACTATGAAAACATGAGTGTTGCAATGGTGCAAGCATTATCTAATCAAGGTTTAGGTACAATCTATGAAATGGCTTTTGGTAGTGGTGGTACATCAGTTGATCCTACAGGATTAATAACGTATCTTACTCCAAATACAGTTGGTATTAATTCAAGTTTATATAATCAAACATACACAAAAATAGTAGACCAGAATGCAATTGCAAACTCTGATCCAACTAGAAACAAGATGGAAGTACGACACATTAGTGGTGCTACTTACAGTGATATTATTATATCATGTTTACTAGATTACGGTGAGCCAGACGATCAAGAAGCATTTGATAATAGTGTAAATTTAGATGGTAACTTTGTTTTCGATGAATTAGGTATTAAATCATATAATCCTGCAGGTGCCGGAAAACTATTAACACATGTTATTTTCCACCCAGTTCAAAAATCACTGAATAGATTACTTCAAATCGATTACACAGTTAGAATACAAAGTTTAACAGGATTTAATGAGGGATAATAAATGCCATATATTGTAAATTTTACGGATAGAGATAACAAATCCCCAATTACTGTTTTTGATAATACGTCAAGTAATGATACAAGTATAACTTTTCCAGGAAGAAACGTAACTGGTTACGGACAAATCATTGCTGAAAACTTTTTATCTTTATTAGAAAATTTTGCAAGTGCAAATCAGCCAGTAAATCCTGTAGAAGGACAACTATGGTACGACACAACAAACGGTGTTTTACAGTTATATGATAATACAAGTTGGAAAGCAGCATCAAACATTCAAAAAGGACCAACAGAGCCTAGTGTAGAAACTAGCAAAGTTGGTGAACTTTGGGTTGACACAACAAATCAACAGTTAAGAATTTATACAGGTAGTAGATGGTTGCTAGTTGGACCTAGCGAAAGTTCAATTGATGGTAAAAGATATGGACCAGCAGTAGAAAAAATTGTTGACCAAGACAACTTTGACAAAAACGTTTTAACATTTTACATTGCAGACACACCGGTTGTAATTTTATCTAGAGATTCATTTACACCAAAAATTGAGATTAAAGGATTTGATCAAATCAAATCAGGTTTAAATATTGCAACACCGGCAAACGCTGCAGAAGAAACAGAATTTTCAACAATATTCTTAGGAGGAGAACTTCCTAAACTTATAGGAACTGCTAAGAATGCTGATGCATTGAATATCGGTGGCGTAGAAGTTGCAGCAGGAAAATTTTTAAGAAGTGATACTACTAATACTACTGAACAAGGATTTAATATTAGAAGTAATACAGGTATTACTATTGGTATTGATGGTAACTTCCAGTTAACTACTTCTGCTACATCATCAAAAATTTATAATAGTGCAGCAGGTAGTTCGATAGATTTACAGATTAACAGAAATGGCATTCCTGATACTATTCTAAGAGTTATTGACGATAAGGTTGGCATCAATATTGCTGCTCCTAATAATGCATTAGACGTTGGTGGCGACATAGGTGTTACAGGAAGTATAATTCTTTCTAATACAAATGATGCTATTAACTTGTCAACTGGTGCAATACGAACAGAAGGCGGTGTTTCTATTAAGAAAACATTGCGTGTAGGACAAGGATTAAATGTAACAGGAACAATTAGTGCAACTAATATATACCCTGATGCTAATGAAACTTATGACTTAGGTGCTGATGCACTTAGATGGAATAACATTAAAGCCAAGAAAGTAATTGCTGATGAAATAGAAGGTACTATCAGCGGTAACATTACAGGAAATGCTAATACATCAACAAACCTAAAAAATGTAACTAATTTTACAATGGCAGGTGATGTTGTATCAAGTGGATTTACTTTTGACGGTATCGGCGATCCAAAAGTTTTTAATACACAATTAACAGCGAATATTATTACAAGCAAAAATGAACCATTACCAAAAGTTTCAGGTGAAGATGATCAAATACTTGTTTATAGAGCCAATCCTTTAACAGGAAGCACATCGACAGGACTTTTAAAACAAGACAGAGATACGTTTGTAGGTGATTTAGGCATACCGTTAGCAGGAATACTTCCATATGCAGGACCTAATGTTCCATATGGTTTCCTACTTTGCGATGGTGGTGAAGTTGAAATTGCAAAGTTCAGAGCACTTTATGATATTATAGGAACTACTTATAACGGATCAGCCGCATTAAATGGTGCCGTAGGAAAAACTTTTAGAGTTCCAGACCTAAGAGGTAGATTTGCTCTTGGACGTCATAACATGGACAACAATATTACTGTACCAAATGACGTAGGCGGGTTTGTTGATAACGGCGGCGGTTCACCGGTTCCTGCAAGAATTAGTGGTACTGAACCAGAAACACTTTCAGCATCAAGCGGAAGTAGTTCTGTTACATTAGGCCTTTCTAACTTACCAGATCATACACACAGTATGGTTGCAGATGGAGAACAATTTGCTGCGGTAAGAGTTGATACTGCACCAACTGTAAGTTCAACATCAGGTAGAGGACCAAATAACCCAGGTGAAGCACAGTATCTTCCAGACTCAGGACCAATTAAAACTCCTACAGGAACTACTTTAAGTTCACCAGTTGGTATTATGAATCCATACTTGACAATAAATTATATAATTAGATCAGGTCCGCCTGCATTTACAACGACATAGGAACTAAGAATGGCATATCAAGTTAATAAAACAGACGGAACAATTGTAGCAACAGTTGCTGACGGCCAGATAGATACGCTATCCACTGATCTAACACTTATAGGTAAAAACTATAGTGGATTTGGCGAATCACTAAATGAAAATTTTGTAAAATTACTTGAAAACTTTTCAAGTACAACACCGCCTAGTAATCCTATCAAAGGACAAATATGGTTTGACGGTACAGAAAATAAATTAAAAGTATATAGTGGTACAGCATTTGTACCAGTAAGTTCTGCAACAATTAGTAACGCCCAGCCTACAACACTAGGTGTTGGCGACTTATGGTTTAATGATACAGACAAGCAGTTATACTTTTTTGATGGTGCTAATATTATACTTTTAGGTCCTGATTATTCTGAATTACAAGGATTAAGCGGAATTAAAGTTACAAGTGTACTAGACTCACTTAACCAGACACGTGTAATTACAAGTTTATACAACAACGGAATTTTATTAGGAATATTTTCTAAAGATTCGTTTACACCTAAGAATGCTATTGAAGGATTTACTGGAAGTATAAACCCTGGGTTTAATCAAGGTACACTTGCAAACATGAAATTCGATGTAACTACAACGAACTCTGATAAACTAGGTAATGTTGATGCTACTACATATGCAAGACGTGATACTTCAAATCAGTTTGCAGGACAAATTAGAATCAATTCAGATTTAGGAATTGTATTTGGTGCAGGTGACCAAGGTAACATTACAGTTACTGATGGTAACTTGTTCTTTAGTAATACAGCATCAGATAAAGGAATAACTTTTAATGTAAGAAAAGGTATTATTCAAGAAGAAGCAATTGAAGTTAATTCTCTTGCTAGAAAAATAAGTTTCTATGAAGATTTCACAAGCAGTGAAACAGTATTTGGCGGAAGTGTTGAAATAAAAGGTAATACAACTATTAGAGGACAGTTAACAATTGAAGATGGTGACATCACTGCTCTTAATACACAAAACCTAGTAGTTGAAAACAAACAGATTGAATTAGCAAATACCGGAGATACTGCAACAAATTCAGATACAGTTGCTGATGGTGGCGGTATAGTACTCAAAGGACCTGCAGGAAATATAGATCATGTGTTGCTTTGGAGTAATTTAGGTTTAACAGCAACAGCAAGAACACCAGCTCTTGCAGCACAAGCATGGACAAGTTCAGAACATATCAATCTTGCTGTAGGAAAAGCATTTAAGATTGATGGGGTTACAGTTCTTAATGGAACAAGCCTAGGTACAGGTATTACTGCTATTCCAGGTGTTACTTCCTTTGGTACACAGAACGTTGTTAACATTGGTGCTAGTCCACCAACAGCAGACTTTAAACTAGAAACTGATAGTGGTAGTAGTAAACCAAGAATTACAACATTAACTACCGATAGTGATTTAGAAATAGCACCAAACGGAACAGGTAATCTTGCATTGATAGGATCACCTAGAATTACTGGACTTGCAGATCCAACAGGTGCACAAGATTCTGCAACAAAAGAATATGTTGATAACACTATTGAAACTAGAAGTCTTGCATTTAGCATGGACTTATCGGATGGTAAACCTAACAGTTATATTTCAGGTACAATACTAACACAATTAGCACCACCTGCAGATTTTAGAAATGGTACACTTGCAAGAATATTATGTACATCATTACAAAACAGTACAACAAGTTTAGAAATTAATCCATTAAGATCAGAAACACGAGATGACTTTGATTTAACAAGCGGCGGATCAGCATCTGCCTTACAACAACTTGCATTTAGCACAGCGACAGTTGCTGCACCAGCAGTTACAACTTTGAGAGTTATTAAAACTTTTTCACTTGTAGCAGGTGCATGGTCGTTTGTGTCTGAAGTGTCATTACCATAGGTAATCAGGAGCGAATATGGCATACGTAATTAACAGAAGTGATGGAACAGCGTTTACAACGTTGCAAGACTCTACACTTGATACTACTTCTAGTTTAACACTAGTTGGTAGAAACTATATCGGGTATGGAGAAATCCAAAACGAAAACTTCTTATTTTTATTAGAAAATTTTTCTAACACTACTGCTCCAAACAAACCACTAAGCGGCCAGTTATGGTGGGACACAACAGGACCTGTTCTTAAGATATACGACGGAACTAAATGGTCAGAAGTTGGTGCAGCAACTATTTCAGCAACAGCACCAGTTGACCCACAAGCAGGAGCGTTTTGGTACAAGTCAGGATCAAACACGTTATACACATACAACGGAACAAGTTGGGTATTTATAGGTCCAGAAACAGCAGAAGGATTCGGAGTTACTAGAGCAAGAAGTACTACACTTAGAGCAGATACAGGTACAGATTATCCAGTAATAATAATTACTGTTGCTGACATCGCAGTTGGTATAGTATCAACAAATACATTTACAATAGATTCTAGTGCAGCAATTACAGGATTTACTACAGTTGACACAGGAATTACATTAAGTTCTGCATATTTTGTCAACGGTGCATTAAAAGGAAATGCAGATACTGCTACAGCACTTAAAACTGTTAGACAGATAAACGGTGTAGGATTTGACGGAACACAAAATATTGATATTACTGCTCCTACAACACACAACCTAACTGCAGGTAACTATATTGCAGGTAATGACTTTAACGGAAGTGCAACAACAAATTGGTCAGTTGATGCAACGTCAGTAAATACAATAGGAAAAGTTGTAGCAAGAAACTCCAGTGGAGGTTTCAGTGCAGGTTTGATAACTGCTGATCTAGAAGGCAACGTAACAGGTAACGTAACAGCAGCCTCAGGCACATCAAGATTTGATATAGTTGAAGCAAATACATTTATAGGCGCAACTCTAACAGGTAATGCGTTTAGTGCAACAAAATTAAGAACAGCAAGAGATATTAACGGTGTACCTTTTGATGGACTTACTGATGTAACAGTTCCAGCAAGTGCAAGAACACTTACTGATACTGCACTTGCAGCAAACGTTGTAACTTCTCAATTAGAAAGCGTAGGCGCACTTACAAGTCTAGTAGTAAACGGTACAATTACTGTAAGCACTAACCATACAATTGCAGCAGGCGGTGCTGGCTCAACTACAACAGCAACACGTTTAATGAGATTAATTGCAGACGATGGCACAGACACTTCAGTAGTTGATTTAATCTCACCAGATAGTTCAGTATCATCAGGATATGGACCAAAAGGTGCAATTATTCCTAATGTAGATGAAGCACTAGACCTTGGTAAAAGTACTAAAAGATTTGACAATGTTCACGCAAACACATTCAATGGTGCGTTAGTTGGTAATGCAGATACAGCCACTTCGGCAACAACCGCTACTAACATCGCTGGCGGAGCCGCAGGCTCCGTTGCTTACCAGACTGCGTCTGGCGCAACTGCGTTGCTTCCTATCGGAGCGGCTAACCAAGTGCTTAAATCCACAGGTACAGCAGTACAATGGGGTGCACCTAGTTTAGCAGAGATTATTCCAGGCAATTATATCACAGGAAGTAATTACGATGGATTGTCAACACAAACTTGGGCAGTTGATGCAGCCACAGCAAACACTGCTAGTAAGGTTGTAGCAAGAGATAGCAGCGGAAATTTTGCAGCAGGTACAATTACTGCATCATTATCAGGAAATGCAACAACAGCAACAACAGCAAATACACTAAGCGGTAGCAGAACAATTAACGGTGTTGTATTTGATAACAGTGGCAACATCACAGTAACAGCAACAGATCCAAACGCAGTTGCTAAAGCAGGCAGCACAATGACAGGTAAGTTAACACTGTCAGCAGATCCTACAAGTTCAATGCATGCTGCTACAAAACAGTATGTTGATGCTAGTTCTGGATATACAATTGTTTCAGGATCATCGTCAGCAGTAGGTTACACTAACCAAGTAGGTAGTTTTAATAATGGATCTAACTACTTTGATGTGTATCCACCGTCAGGAAAATCTATGAGCAACTTAATAGCATTTATTCCATCAATAAGAACTATTCATTATGCAGGTGGTGTAGATGGCAATGATAGTTTAAGATGTACATACACATATTTGAGTGATAGAATAAGAGTATACGTACAAAACACAGAACAAAGAAGCACACCTGCGGCTAATTACTTAGGAGTATGGGGTTAATATGAAATATATCTGTATAGAAGCCGGCGAAGTAACATCATTAATGAGTTATGAACCTGAAGTACCATCAGGTGTAACTGTTGTTGAAATAACTGATGAAAAGGCTGATCAACTAGAAGCAGGAACACATATTTTTGATGTTCCAACGCAGAGTGTTACACTCAAAACAGAACAGGTTACTAGACGTGAAAACACAATTGAATCTAATGGTCAAGAGAGAGAATTTTTAAATTCAACAGACTGGAAGGTATTACGTCATATTAGGCAAAAACACCTTGGTATTGCTACAACTTTAACTGAAGAACAATACACGGAACTTGAAAATCAACGAGAAGCAGCAGCCCAGAGAGTTGTTGATATTGAATAAATATAGTTACAAACTAGGAAAAATACATGGCATATCAAGTAGATAAATTTAACGGAACTTTTTTAACATCTGTAGCGGATGGTACTATTGATACAACCACAGATTTAAGATTTGTTGGTAAAAATTATGCTGGATATGGTGAAGTACAAAACGAAAATTTCTTACACATACTTGAAAACTTTGCCAATACTACTGCTCCTCCTAAAGCAATTGAAGGACAGGTTTGGTATGATAGCGGAAACAAAAAATTAAAATTTTACGATGGCACAAAATTTAAATCAGCATCAGGTGCTGAAATAAGTGCAACTGCTCCAGGCGGATTAGGCATAGGTGATTTTTGGTGGGATACATCAGCAAAACAAATGTATGCTTATGATGGCGGTTCATTTATTTTAATAGGTCCTGAAGCAAGTCCAGACTTAGGTACAAGTGGTGTTGCAGCACAAGTTGTCAAAGACAGCGGCAATGCAAACCATTCTATACTTAAAGTTTTAGCAGGTGGAAAAACTGTTGCCATTGCATCACAAACAGCATTTACATTAAACAGTTCAGTAAATCCAATTGATGATTTTACAGCAATCAAAAAAGGACTGACACTTGCAAATACAGATACAAACGGAATCAGTGCAAGTGATTATGTGTATTGGGGTACATCTTCAAATGCACTAAGACTTGGCGGATTACAGGCAAGCGATTATATTACTAAAGGTACAGTTGAATTTACAAGTACTGTGCTTTATGATGATCCAGGATTTAAAGTTGGAGACCAAAGAGATTTACATATATTTGTAAACAGTGCTGACGAACCTAGAATTAATAGTTTGTTAGGAAACCCAATTGACTTAGTTGTTACAGATGGCGGTGTTGATTATAAAACTGTACAAGTAACTTTATCATCTTTACGTCCAGGTACAAGTGCAACATTTGATTTAGGTGAGTCTACGTATAAATGGAAAGACATTTATGCACAAACTATTACAGCAAATTTAACAGGTAATGTTACAGGTGACGTTACAGGTACAGTTAAAGGAAATGTAATTGCTAATGACACACAGGTAATGATTAATGCATCAACTAAAGAAATTGGTTATACAGGTGCACAACTTGTAGGAACACTAGTTGGTAACGTAAGTGGTAACGTAACAGGAACTGCTTCCAATGCAAACAACCTTAACAATATTGCTCCGTCAATTGGAATACCTAGTCCATTAGTGCCAAGTATTCCAGTTAGAGATGTAAATGGAGATATCACAGCAAATCAATTTATAGGTATAGCAGACAACGCAGATAAACTTGCTGTTGATGGTACTTATAGAGTTGCTGATACAGATCCAGTAGCAAGCACAGTAGCAGCAAGAGATAGTTCAGGTAACTTAGAGGCTGTATTATTTGAGGGAACTGCAACTTCAGCAAGATACGCTGACCTAGCAGAAAAATATTTAACAGATAAAAATTATGAAGATGGAACAGTTGTCAGTGTTGGCGGACCACAAGAAGTAACAGCCGCTAAAGAAGGCGATAGAGCATTAGGTGTTATATCTCCAAGTCCAGCATATATGATGAATGCACATTTAGCAGGCGGACAATTTGTTGCACTAAAAGGTAGATTACAAGTTAATGTTATAGGTGCAGTAAACAAAGGCGATAGATTAGTTGCAACTGATAATGGGTGTGCTAAATCATCAGCAAGTAGTGCAGACGTTTTTGGAATAGCATTAGAAAGTAGTACTGAAGTAGGCGTTAAAAAAGTTGAAGCGGTAGTTTTATAATGGCCAACATCAGAGCCAGTGACATAAACACAATCAGACAAAAAATTACTGATGTCCTAGGTACAGGTGCTACAACTTTTGGCTATGGCCAAACAGTTTATAGTTCTGCTATTACATCAGGAACAATCATTCAAAAGTCTCAATGGGATGCTGTAAGATTTGATATTGTAAATGCTTACGTTCATCAAACAGGTAATAATCCAAGTGCAATTACTGTTAGTACAGGAGATACTATAAATGATGATGCAAGTGGTGCATATCAAAACTACGATTATTTTGCTGACTTATTAAGAAACAATAGATTTGACGTTGCTACAGGACAATTTTCTCAAACTTCAATTGATACTAAACTAACAACAGCAACTTGGAGTAGCACAGCAACTTGTACTATTACAATTGATTTTGCATCTGCAGAAGATGGTAGACACTTTTTTAATAGTGGCGGAGCAATCAGAGTAGAAACAAGTCATGTAAATGGAACTACAGCACAAGCAAATGCTTGGTCAACTGTTTTATCTTCAATTGCACCACAAGATTTTGCAGGCGATTTGATAGCAGCAACAGGATATTACACATTAACTAATTCATATCAAACATATTTTTCAAAGGCAGCAAGCACTCCGTATAGTGGCAACACATACAATCTGAAAGCAAAATGCGATGTTGCAAATAATAGTGCAGGGACAGCCACCCAGGTAGTAATACAAGTAAATCTAGCAGATACATATGTAGATCCAGGATCACCACCTCCAGGTGATTTGGTAGACGGTAAATTAACAATCGATGTAAACAAAATACAAGCAGCAGGAATATTAGCACCATCAGGTACTTTTACAGTGAATGGTCCAAGTAGTACTACTGTATCAGCAATTAGTGTAGCCTAATACTGCTATTATA